ATAAGTATAATTTAAATGATGTTGAAATAACAGAAGAATTATATAAAACATTATTACCACAGATAAAAGTTAGAATGGAAGCAGAGAAATTGTATAATGCTCCACTTATCAGTGAATCTGATAGTGGAATGGCTAACAGATTAATGGAAAAGTTTTACAGTGAAGCCACAGGAATAGATAAAAAAGAATTTAAGAAGTTAAGAACAGAAAGAACAATAGTTTATTTCAATTCTGTAATATTCGATGATATCGTATTCCTCGATGAGGATCTATCTGCCCTATTAGGAGATGTACGTAAACATGTATATTATAAGAATCAACCATTTTTCAACAAAAGAATAACTTACGGTGGAATACGTTATCAATTAGGTATTGGAGGTATCCATTCTGTTGATAAAGGAGCTGTCTTTGAAGCAGACGATAAGAATGAAATAATTGATTGTGATATTACTTCAATGTACTCTACTTTAATTATCAACAATAGAATAAAACCACAACACTTAGATAGAAAATTCATTGATATGTACGAAGGACTTAGAGACCAAAGAAATGTTGCAAAAAAGAAAAATAAAAAAACAGAATCTTTTGTTCTAAAAAAACTAACATTATCTGTATATGGAAAAATGAGAAATGAACACAGTTGGTTTTATGATCCTTTTGCAGCTCTCCAAGTAACTATTAATGGACAATTATATGTTCTTATGTTAATTGAAGAACTAACCCGTGCTAATTATCAAGTAATATCTACAAATACTGATGGTATAGTAACAATAGTTCCAAAAGACAGAAAAGAAGAATATGAAAAAATCTGTAAAGAATGGTGCAAATATACAAATTTTGAATTAGAATATACAAATTACACAAAATACATCCGTAGAGATGTTAATAATTACATAGCCATCAAAGAAGATGGTTCAACAAAAGAAAAAGGTGAGTTTCTCCAACCTGATAAAAAATCATTAATGCAAGGGTTTGATAAACCTATTGTATCAATGGCATTGAGAAAATATTTCCTTGAAGGAAAAGACATAATTGATTTCATTAAAAATCACGATGACATATACGATTTCTGTATTGCAAAAAAGACAGACAAAAAATTTGAAAACCAATATCACACACTTAACGAAAATAGGGAACCAGTAATTGAAAAATTACAGAAATCAGTTAGGTATTATGTATCGACTAGAGGCGGATCATTATACAAATATAGTAAAGAAGATGACACATTCATCAGTTACTGCTCAAACAAGCCAGTAAAAATATTTAATGACTATATAGATCTACCAATGGAAAAATATGAAATTGACTACACTTATTACATTAAAGAAACAATGAAAATTATCAACAATATTGAAGACTTACAATTAAAATTATTCTAATATGTTAAAGATACCAGACTCAATTAAAAAAGTGTGGTTCATATCCGATCCACATTTTGGACATAAAAATGTATTGATCTATGATTCAAGACCATTTAAAGATATAATAGTTCATGATAATACTATTATAGACAATTACAACTCAGTTGTGGATGACAACGATTATGTATTTTTCTTAGGTGATTTTTCATTATCTGGAAAACAATATACCGAATCTATACTACGTAGATTAAAAGGTCTAAAGTTTTTTATAAAAGGAAATCACGATAAAAAATCCAGTATCCAATTATTTGAAAAATATGGAACTTTTTTAGGTGAACAAAAAACTGTAGAAATTGATAAAAAACATACTATAATACTAAATCATTTTAGTATGCAGTCGTGGGATCGTAGTCATAGAGGAACATGGCATTTATTTGGTCATGACCATAGTGGTAATGTTACTCCAATAGGTAAGTCACTAAACATGGCAATACATTTAAATGATTATTATCCTGTTGAATTTGAAACTATAAAAAAGAAATTATCAATCAACTAAAATCACTTTAATCATGTCAAAAAGATCAAAAAACCAAAAAGATAGTATCCTAATTAGAAAAATATATGTAGTTTTAGAAGCAATTGATACACATAAACAAACTGAAATTGGATTTAATAGAAATAAAAAACAAACATATAATAATGTGATTTTTCAAAAAAAATTAAATGAATTAATCGAAAAATTATAATAATGTCAAACGAAAAAAAAGCAAAAGAAATAAAAATATCTCCAGGATGTTTTATTATTATAATAATAATGATCCTTGTTGGAATATGTACAAGATCGAATATTCATCATAAAAATCTGTACGAAGTAAACGATACTATATATGTCAAACAAATACCACAGATTACTGAATGATGTTATTGTTCAAAATTACAAAACAAAAAACAAATCAGTAATAAAAATTATATCTAAATTAGATTTTGGTATACGAATAAAATTTGTACCACCATTTAAGAAGATACTATTCAAAAATGTTTTAATACCATACAGTGGTGGTTGCAAAACAAAAAGAATACTGAAAATAAAACATAAAAAATAACAAATGTATCAGATGTATCAAGAACTAGTTAATCTATTAAACATATAGAACGTGCTAATAACACTTGATACTAATTTATTAATTAAAACAAAACTCGATGCCCATCAGTTTGTGTCATTAAAACTTATACAAGAAAAAGAATATGATATACTTAGGGAATATTTATCAGAAACTAGCCAATCTCACCAATTTTTATCAGAGATCCCTGAGTTAGTTACAATGGGCTATTTACTCAGCTTTAGGAAGGAAGCGTATGATTTCAACAATTTACAGATTGCCGATAATTTTATTAAACTTATCAGCGGAAACGACCTTTTTCAGGAACTTGTCATGAATTATCCAAAATCCGTTGTTAGACCAGATGGTAATACTGATTATTTACTAACAGATCTTCCAAAAGCAAAAAACATTTACACAAAACTCGTGCAAAACAATAAAATGTTACATGAACACATTCTTTCGTGCTTAAAACAAGAAATAGATGATAAAGAAAGCAATGATTCAATGAAATTTATGAAACGATTACCAAAATGGATATCCGATAAATCATGGGAAACATACAATGAGCAGGTGAGAGACTTGCAATCTGTTAACGGATCATCAAATTTTGGTTATGGAACAACAATTGAATAAGAAATTAGAATATAAACACATAGAACAATCCACTCAGGAGATTCTACAGTATATTGACAATAGACGTAAAGGTACTGTAAAATCATTAAAAACCAGGTGGCATAAATTCAATCGTCAATGCATGGGAGGAATAGAACCAAATATAATAATGACAGTAGCAGGTATTTCAGGTTCTGGAAAATCTGCTTTTGCCAATTCATTAGAAACTGATTTATTCGAGTTAAACCCAAATGAAGATTTTGTAGTGCTCTCATTCTCGTTTGAGATGATTTCATCTAGACAAGTAGGGCGGAAATTAAGTTACCGCTTGAAAAAAACAACCTCTGAACTGTACAGTGGTTTGGATGATGTGAAAGCAAATCTTTCAGATTCTGACTATGAACAGGTAGTCAAACAAGCTGAAGAAATTAAACATTACCCCGTCTACTATGTAGACAGACCAGGAAATGTTGAGGAAATACGGAACACAATAATTGATTTTATTAAAAATGTCGCGAAAGGTAGATGGCTGGTCGTAATTATGGACCATACTTTACTTATTAAAGATAAAAAAGGTGAATCTGAACGTCGGATCATATCTGATATGCAGAGAATCTTTATAGAACTGAAAAAATATGGAAGAACGTCAATTATTCAACTAAGTCAAATGAATAGAGAAATTGAAGATAAAGACAGAATTTCCAACCCACTATTGCATTTCCCTGTAAGACGGGATCTTGCCGCAAGTGACTCCGTGTTTCAAGCCTCTGATATAGTAATAGTCTTACATAGACCTCAAATTTTAGGAATTACAAAGTACGGGCCAAGTAAATTGCCTGTTGATAATTTAATATACGTACACTTCCTGAAAATGAGAGAAGGAGAACCAAAAATTCTCGTATTTGAGAACAATCTTAAATACAATTCAATCGAAGAAACATCCCTTTATAATTAATCAAATGTTAAAATCAAAATAATATGAAAAAGTTTTTTTCAAATTTTGCAACACTTTCAACACAACGTGTTTCTAAAAAGAAACAATTTGCTATTTTTAATGGTGATGGTGAAAATCGTCACTATGTAAAGGAGCTTATTAAAGAAATCAAAAGCTATCCTAAACTAAAAGAATTAAATGCCCGGAATCTTATTAACAAAAAATTATCACAAATTGATCCCGGTGATGTCATTGTATTTGGCGATACAACAGGTGAATTTAAATATGATTACCGTGTAGTTGAAATCGAAGATATCGTTTCTACAAATGGCTTTGAAGTTCTTGATCTATCAGATGAATATAAAAAAGTAGTACGTGCGATCAAAGCTTATCATAAAGCAAATTACCCTGAAGAACACAAAGTATTAACGTCACGATTTAGTCCACGTGTTCGTCAACAAGAATATTATTCTCTACTTTCAGGACGTCACCTAAAAGATCTCGAATTAAATTTTGAGATTCCGACCGGATTATTAAGGAAATATCCAAATATTGAACTTGAAATTGAATTTCCTAAAAAATTAAAAAAAGTTCGTAATAATACAGTTTCACTTGAAAAAGTTATAGAAGCTTATTATCCGAAAAAAAAGAAAGTAGCAAAAAAGAACTATGTAGTTCATCAGAATCTTGTAAAAGCAGGCCTAAAAGCCTACAATATATATAAAAATAAACATGGAGCTGAACTTACAACTATATCTGGAAAAGACTATTTTGTCGTAAGGCGAAGTGGTAAAAAGGATTACTTAGTTAGTGCATAAACAATAAACCCCGCAGGAGTTAATGAAGGATGGATTGCATCTTATCGTGAGCCCAACTCACACCAAGACCCGACCGTGCCCTTTAGGAGCCTAAAGAAAAACGGTTAGTAATCCCCTGGGGGGTTTTAAATCAATATATAGCACCTATGAAGACTAAAAGGAATTTGGCCCTTGATTATAGAGCTTATAGTTTATATGCCAATATAAATTTAGTGCTATATTTTTAAATTAAATAGAGGTTAATGAACAAAACACCACACCCCATCGCTGTTGTTGGTATGTCTGGAAAAGGCAAAACAATGGCTTTCAGGAATATGAATCTTGATACCTGTGGATACGTTAATGCTGAATGCAAACCTCTACCTTTCGTTAACAAATTTAAACATTACTCAACTCCCAAAACTTGGCAGGAAACTTATCAAAAACTTATCGACTATGCAAAAGATGATACCATAACAGAGGTAGTATTAGATAGTTTTTCAGAATACGTAGACAGTTTATTGAAAACAGCTAGAGACAAATTTAAAAATTTTGAAATATGGAATTTCTATAATGACGAAATTGGTAAATTATTATTCTTAGTAAAACATTACCCAAAAGATCTTTTTATAATTGCTCATTCAGCAAATGTAGAAACTGAAACTGGAGTGTCAGAAAGAAGAATAGCTGTTAAAGGTAACGAGTGGAACAAAGCTGGAATAGAAAAAACATTTACTATAGTTTTATTTGCAGATGTAAAATTAGTAGATGGTGGAAAAAGATCATATATATTAGATCTAAATTCCGATGGCAAAACAACTGCTAAAACTCCACCCATGTTCCTACACGAAAACGAAGAAACAATCCCAAATGATTGTAATGAATTCCTTAAAAGGATACGTGAAACTTTAAAACAATAAACAATAATGAGTTATAACACAAAAGACGTTCCTGCAGATGCTAGAGCAAACAATTTTATTGATGTCGGCATCCACGAAAATCTTGAATTAAAAAATATTAGGTATGATTTAAGTCCTAATGAAAAAAGTAAATTCTTAGTTTTTACATTTAAAAATGATAAAGAACAAGAATTATCCCATACTGAATGGGAACCTAAAGATGAAAATGAAGAAAAATTGCAAAATAAGCGACGTAACCAAATGAAACGGGTTAAGCATATTGCAAAAAGATACATGCCTATTGAAGAATTTGATTTTGATGTAAATACTTTTGAAGAATTTGCTCTTAAAACCATCGAAAGACTTGGTAACAAGTACATCGGTGTAAAAGTACGCGTCAAAGCAATTTACTCTAACAGCAATTACACATCTCTACCGAGATATATTCCATTTATCGAGAATATGACTATCCCATTGGATGAGTCAGAACTTGAAATATTAAGTATTGATAAAATGGTACGTGATAGGGCTGATCGAGAAATTCCAACTACTAATCCCTTAGAAAGCTTGACACCATCCAATTCGGATATGCCATTCTAATATTAGTATTTATATATATTATAGGGGTGAGACATGAAACCTTACCCCTATTACTTCGTACAATAAATTATGGCAAAAATTAAAATAGATTGTTGTCCTTGCGATCAAGGTCAACATGGAAGTACATATTATTGGTGTAGCGAATGTAACCACGATTGTAAAGATTCGGTGGATAAATGTCCAAATTGTGGAGTTATATTTGATGAAAAAAGCACATTTGATGTAAGTTCTGGGTTTGGAAACTCTGATCCAGAAAGATTTTAATTATGACTTGGAACACCAAAAATATAGCAGATGATAAATTATCAATAGAAAGTATACTTAAAAAAACAACTGAATTTGACCTATACTCATTCTATCTTGGTGAAAATATACAATTAGGTCGAGCTATATCATCTCCTTTTAGGGAAGACAATAATCCATCTTTTGTATTCTTTAAAGGAACAACAGATAATAAACTGATGTGGCATGATTTTGCTACAGGAGATTCTGGTGATATAATATTATTCGTTAGAAGTGTATTTCAACTAACTTATGGTAAAGCATTAGAAAAAATATCTAAAGATGTAATTGAAAATAAATTATCTTTTACTACACAAGGAATATCTGTTGAAAAAGATTTAAAATCAGTTAAGACAATCATATCTATTAAACGGAAAAATTTTACATCTACTGATGATGAATATTGGGGTCAATATGGCTTAGATCGAAATGATTTAAAACATTTTGAAGCATATCCAATATCTCATTTTTGGATAAACAATGAACCACAACCTTATACATATACAAAAGAACAACCAATGTATGCATATAAGATGTATAATAAGTTTAAAATATATAGACCATTAAGTCCAAATAGAAAGAAAAAGTGGAGAACTAATACCAAAATCCACGATATTCAAGGCTGGGCTCAATTACCTCACCAAGGAAATTTATTAATTATTACCAAAAGTTTAAAAGATGTAATGGTATTATACAAGTTAGGATATGATGCTATTGCTCCAGGATCTGAATCAGCCAATCTACCAGTAGATTTAATTAATCAATTAAAGGAAAGATACAAAGAAGTAATTATCCTATTTGATTATGATGATGGTGGTATGAATGGAGCAAGCAAACTTAGTATAAAGCATAACATTAGAAAAGTGTTTATACCATATGAATATAAAGAAATATTTGATGCAAAAGATGTTAGTGATTTTTATAAAGAATTTGGTAAAACTAAGACAAAAAAGATGCTTAAACAAATAACAAAATGAAAAGAAAACCTAAAACAGGTAATGTTAAAATAAGAAATGCTCAAAAATTAATCTATGATAACATAACTTTTCAAAGTAAACTAGAAGTATATACTTATAAAAAACTTAAAGAAGCTGAAATTCAGTTTGGATATGAAAATCATACTTTTCAATTATTAGATAAATTTAATTATGAAGGTAAAAGTATGGAATTATTCCGAAATAAAAACGAAAAAGTTTTTGATTGGCAAAGACCATTAGTTAGAGGTATGACATATACCCCCGACTTTTGTAACCTTAAACGCAAATGGATTATAGAATGCAAAGGATTTGCCAACGATGTGTAAATATATAATCATTTTTGTAACCTTTTGTTATAAATTTGAAAGGGAAGCACATCTAAAATCCGATGAACTGCTGGAAAGCTGTGAAGCCAATCAGCAGCCAAGCTCCTTGAATTCTGAAATTCAAGTAAAGGAGAAGGTTCAGAGACTAACTGTTGAGGAGTCAGATACCAATAATACAGACACGAGCGTCGGACAAACTAAAAATTGGACAAAATATTATAAAGGATGGCACGAAATGCAAGAAATCTGGAATAATATTGACTAAAATAGTTTGATGATATAGTCCAAACTACAACAAACAAAGAAGTTGTAGAATTACAGGATAAAGAGCCTGTAAGATAATAAATTGTCCCTTTAAAGTGGAAACTATTTAAAAAGTACATGAATATTAACCATCCGGGATTTACATTATATATGCCAAGAAATCAAAAACATATTAATATTGTAGTACAACATATTAAAGACAATGAACAGAGAAGAACAATTAATAAAAGTGCAAGAAGAAGCATGGGAACTGTTTCGAAAGAAAAATAAAGACTATGGTGATGCATTCGCTAGTCACGGTCCAGTAGGTGTCCTTGTTCGACTCCATGACAAACTTAACAGATTAACAAATATTACTAAAACAGGAGTAACATTAGTAGAAGATGAAAAATTAAGAGATACCCTATTAGATTTACATAATTATTCTGCAATGGCAATTATGCTAATAGATGAAAGAAACACTATAACTGAAGTACCAGAACATTTAAAAATGAATTTATCAACTCCAAATGAAAGTTTTGAGGAATTAACAAAATAATGGAAAAGAAATACTATAGCGTAGAAGCAGTAAGTAATTCTTCCCTTAGTTGGTTTGAACAATCTCCCCTATATTTCAAGAAATTATTAAACAAAGAAATTCAACAAGAAACATTCCCATGGGCTACTAAAGGACAACAAATACATATGTTCCTATTAGAACCAGACGAATTTGAAAAGAATTACACACATTTAGATTATGATACTCCGAAAACTGAGCAACAGAGATCCTTCTGTCAGAAGATATCTGATCTTGGAAGGAAGAATGAAGATCCCAGTGATATTTACAAAGAGTTCTATTCGTCAAAAGGTAAAAGTGACGAAAAGATTAAAAAAGATGCAGAGGATTTACGGTCCAAATTTGAACCCTATCTCGAGTATCTTCAACAATCTAAAAACTATAAAGAAATACTAAGCGAAAGCACATACTCACTCTTGCAGGACATAAAATCCGAAGTATTAAAACATGACGCAGCGGCACGGCTGCTTGGTTTTAGTGAAGACTTATTTGGTGATGCTGAAGGATTTAATGAATTACCTATTTATTTTAATGATGTACAAACAGGTATAGACTGTAAGTCATTGTTAGATAGAGTTATTATCGACAGAAAGAAAAAAGAAATTACCTTGATTGATATCAAATCTTGCAACACATTTAAAAATTTTAAAGATAGGATTAGGGATTTTAATTACGATAGACAATTAGCATTTTATTGGAGAGCATTGTATCATCATTTCAAAGATGAAATGAAGTCCAAAGAATATAAGTTTAATACTTATATAATTGCTATAAATACTAATTACTTAGTAGAAGTTAAAGTAATAAAAATACCTGAACAAATGATAAAAGAAGCCGATGATGATGTTAATAGAAAATTAACACGCATCTCATGGCACTACGATAATAATAAGTGGGAATATGACCGCGAATATTATACTAATGATGGCATAGAAAGCCTTAAACTTTAAATATGGACCCATTGAGACTAAAGGTTAACATGACAAGTACGTTCATGTTACCATTACTATATACAAAAGGTCTCACACATAACGATATATTAACAGACACTTTCATTAATACTTATATAGCAGACTTAGACAAATCTGATTACGATAATAAATTGTTAATCAGATACGCAACAATCGTAGATTTACCAAAATGGACAAAAGATCACTTGATTTATTCAACTGATAACGAAAACATGATGGTAACTTACGACATTTCTGATGACTTTATTGAGGATTATCACAGATTCTTAACTGGCGATTATTCTAAATTCAGTAAAGCATATAAAGATCAGATACTAAACTTTTGGGAAGCCAATCAAGATACTTTAATTTACGGAGTCATAAATAAAACTGGCGATGAAATTAAAAAATTTGTATTAACTGTTACTGATGTCGACTTAGACGTTGTAGCAAGTGATACAGAATATTGGAAACCAATAAGTTTAAAAGAAGAAATATTTGGGATGAAGGAGTAATTAACGTTACTCCTTTTCTTTTTATAAATGACCCTAAGAATGGGTATAGAGTAATACTTAATAACAAATTTTTAAAACATGACTACACTTAATACAGAACAAGTACAATTTTTATCAGAGTATGCAATTATGCAAATCGACATAGAAGTTGAGAATAAATTAAAAGCTCTAAGAAAAACCGATGAGTGGAAAGAAGCAATTGAAAAAGGAAAAAAGGACAAAGATGTCCTTAAAAGAGTAGAAGATTATAAAAAAAGATTAGAAGATACTAACAAATTATTTAAAATAGAAAATGATTTGAAAACTTTAAATTCAGATCTTCATATAACTCAATTAAATGATTATAATAAATCTTTCGACAAAGTACACTTTTCTGAACAAACAGATATTGAAAAAACAATTAATGAATATTTAGAAGAAAAAGCAACATATTATGCTAAAGAATTAACTGGTTATTATACATCGTGGCACAGTCTTCCTTACAGAAAAGTTCGTGAGGAAATTAAAGGAAGATTATCAGTTACTAATGTAGGTAACTTTGATGAAATAGTTGATTCTATGATTGAACGTTTTGATATAGATTCTCTTGTAAAAGAGTATGTTGAATATTCAAAAACAGAAGATGGTGAAAATGCAATTTATGATCCTAGTTAATATTAATTACTAAACCAAATTATTACTATAAATTTACAGATATGTCAGAACAAATTAAAGAAGGTAAAACTGTTGTAAGTGTAGATTACTTACGTTTACTCGAAACTAAAAATGCTTCACAAAGTGAAACTATTGGAGCACATAAAGAAACTATTAGGAATCTTGCTCATCAATTAGAAACAGATAAGAAAAAAGTTACTATTGTTGAAGAAGATAGAAAAGGTGATAATGCTCAAGGATATGTTTACTATGGTAAACCTGTACCTGGTGCAAAGGCAATAACAATAACTAAAGTTAATTTAGAGGATGCTGCTGAACTTATTGCTAATAAAACGAATGAGAAAACAGAAACTGAACTTAAAGAAACCAAATCTGTCCTTAAAGATAAAGAGCGTTATATAGAGAATATCGATGAATCCATCAAGGATATTGAAGCTGCTAATATGCGTAAAAGTGAAAATATACAAGCCAGATATAGTGAAGAACTATTTCAAGCACGAAAGGAATATAAAGATCAGAACTCTAAGTATAAGCATTCTATAGAAGATTTGAAAGAAGAACTTAAGAAAGTTAAAAACGAAAAGACTGATGAACAATTAGAGAAAACCCGTAAGCAGGAAGTTGCAAAACTGAAAGCTAGGATTGAAACTCTCGAAAGTGAAATGAATCGTCTTATAAACTTAAGTTGGTTTAATCGCGTATGGGATCGTATTACAAAACGTAGTGCTAAGATTGAAGCTCAAAAGCAAATCCATACAGAAGAAAGAGCAGCTGATAATGTTCGCATTAATTCACCAGCTCAAGCTGTTGGTAAACCAGATAGTATGAGTCCTCTCGCAAACGGCTTCAATATACAAAGTAATGCTTATGCTACTGCTCTTGGTAGAAGCTGGTAGATACAATAAAAGCCCTCAGGACGCATTTTAAAGCGTTCTAAGAGCTTATCTTTACAAAGTGGTATACGAGTACCACTTTATTATAAATCACGACTACGAGTCTGGGAGGACCCTTAAACAAGGTTCTCCCTTTTTTTACATTAATTATTTAAAACAAACATTATGTTAGATATATTACTTACATTCGAAACACAAGAACAACTTGATAGTTTCATAGCTAACCTTCCAGAAGGTGCTAGTATTGTCCCTAATGAACTTGCAGAAGATTATGTAGAACCTGTTGAGGACGCAGATGCAGTACCGGAAGTTTCACTTGCTGACGAAGCAGGAGAAGTACAAGCATAAAAAAAGGCCTGACGTAAATCAGACCTAATTTTATTTCAATACACGGGTGGTTGGTTAGTAGCCGACCCCCGTTTTTTAATTCATAAACCACGAAGTTTGATTACTTATATCTCGCATTCGATACATTTGTTTCATACCTGGCGTCATCTGAATTAGGGTACGCTGTATTTTTGGCTTACCTTTCCATGCACCTTGTTCATACCTACTAAATTGGAATGTACCTGAACTAATAGGATCAAATAACTGACCAATGAGTTTTACACTATTCTCTAATACTGACATTGATGCCATAGGTGAGCGTAATATAGACATTGATTCATCTAACTTTGGTGTAAAGAATAACAATTCTGCACGTAACCTTAACATTTGATATGCCGCAAATGACCACCATTGATCTTCTTTATCATCATCTGATTCACCACGCATAGTTAATGCAACATTACCTAATATTATAGCAACAAGTAAGAAATTTAATTCTACAATAGTTCTATGAATATTTGCTTTTTCATGCTTTGTTAACATTCGCCAATCTTCACTTATTAAATGAAATTGGAATGTGTATACATCTTTCACAAACTTACCAAAGAACCTACCAAAACTACGATAACTACCTTCAACAACATCATCGAGACGTTGCGTATAACCAGACTTTTGCCACCTACGTTTGAACCCAGGTACAACAAACTTACGAAACATATAAGCCATACGACCCAAAGCCATTCTTTGAATTGCTACACGACCTAAATCAGAGTATTCACCGTGTAACCTTGATAAAACACCACGTACTTTAATACCAAACAATTCTTGTTGTTCTGAATCCCATTCGGATTTTTCAATATCAACATTGTCTTTTAATTTTAACCTACCATCAACTACAACATAATTATCAAGCATAGAACCTATGTCATTACCATTTTTATCTAAAGCACGTTTATCATCTAAAAAAGCAAGTAAGAACCTACTTTGCATAAAATGTTCACCTGCTTCTTGCATAAAAAACAATGTATTAGATGTCATCAATTGTCTAAACCTAGTAGATTTCCTAAACGAAATACTATCATATTCATGAAGTACATTAAATCTTTCTATTAATAATGACATTACATTTTTTGGCCTACGAGCACCTATATCAGCTAACATATTTGGTAAATGCTGAAAATAAACTTTATTTGCTTTGTTATATGACTTTAAATTTATATATTCACCAGCTATCGCTTCAGCTAATTGTAAAGTTTCACCTAATATAACATTGGCAGTACCTTGTGTAAAGTTAAGACCAAGTAAATTCAGTGCTGTATATTTATTAACAAAATCACTTAACTTAGCCCAATCCATTTCAACATCTACCCCTTTCCTACTAAGCTTTTTTAATCTACTTTTTTCTTCAGTTGTTAAATTTGGTTTATCAAGTAACTCAGCACGTTCTTGTTTTTCTTTATCGCTTAGTTTACCTTTGCGTATTTTAAAACTACCTTCGTCTTTTTCTGCTTTACCGTATACATTCATTAACATCCAATCATTGAATTGATCACCTATTAATGTTTTACCTTTTGGTTTATTTATAAAGTCTTTGATAGGACCATAAAAACGTTTCTTAGCTTTACCTGATCTATCCCTTTCACCAACAGCACCACGTTGATCAATAAAAAATTTAGTCATTTCCATTTCAGGTAATATCTCATTTTTAAGTGCATGATCATTTGCCATTTTCCAAAACTCATTATAAAGAGTTGGTATATCCCAAGACTGATTTTCTAATTTTACTTGAGAAGTAAAATGTACTGGTAAAAAATATTTTGGATTACCTTCAGCATCAGTAATTTCCTTATTACCTCTTTCTGTTTCATCCTGACGTAATGTAAATTCACGAGCTAAACTGGCATTAAATATCTCCGATCTACTTTGTCCTTCTTTAATACGTTCAGATATATCTTTTTCCATTCCAGGTAATCTGCTACCTATTCTAAAATTAAAGGATACATTCCTATTAGCTTCCTCACTTAATCTAACAATAAGATTATAAAATGAAATTCTTGGATCTTTTGTTACATTTTCTTTAACTTGTTCCCTCTGTAAAGGAATACTCAACTCTAAATCACCACCAGCTAATGAAACTAAATGTTCCCATTGAGGATTACGCCATATTCTCGCAGGATCTCTATAATCCCAAGTATTTTCTAATACCCAACTTGATATTAATTCAGCAGCATTTGGATTAAGTCTGTTGTTATTTTGAAGATCAACAAGTACTTCACGTATTTTACCACGTTTTAGATAAATAGATTCAGCTACACTATAAGTATCTGCTTCTTCATCTGTCATATCTCCACTATCAACTAAAGATTGTACAAATTCATTTTTAGCATTGATAAAAGCTTCTTTGTCTAATGGTGCATTTTGATCTTTCCATTCTTGTCTTATTGCATCGCGTTCTTCTTCCTCTAAATTTTTTGTTTCTTCTAATAGATCAAACCAAGTTTGTTGAAATGAACTTAACGAAGGTGTAATATAATGTTGTGTATATTCTCCATCTTTCTTTTCTAACATGAAATCATAAGATTTACGAAGATCAGTCAATGGTCCTTGAGGAAATGATTTTTCTAATTTCTGTAAAACTTCATTAATAAGAGTAGATACTTCAATACTACCTTTCCTAGCTTCATAATCTGTAATAGTAATCTTTTCAATCATAGCAGATGCAATGACATCCCTAGTATCTAACATATTATCGAGATGCCTAGTTAAAACATTAATATCTTTACTAGCTTTCTTAAGTTCAAAACGTAATAATGTTTTTGTTCGTTCCTTAATAGTTGAATAATTTCCTTTAGCCTCTCGTTTAATGTAATCTTCCATTGATATCTCTGCTTGTTCTGCTTTAGAAAGTTTATTATACTGATTTTCAGCATCACGTTCAAAGGTTTTATATAAACCATTAAAGTGTGGTTCTAAGAAATCAATCAATAAATCCATACCACGGTATTCATAAGCCGCTTTCATGATATTCTTTTGTGCAATAGCATTATCTAATGTCTCATAAAAAGCTTTCCAATTTGCTTTTGTTGGAACAAGACCTTTTTCCAAATGAAACATTTCACGATATTCCTCTAATAAGTCAAAAGCTTCAATTGCTTCACGCATTCTAGCTAAATTCCTTATAGTAAATTTAAATTTGCCTTCTAATGCTCGTTGTTCATTTTTTCTAAATGCTTCATATTCAACACCAATCAAATTAGATGATTCTTTAACAAACGTGACAGCACCACGAAGTTTGGTTAAACTATTATACACTCTATTTATAGTACGTTGTTGTCTATTAAGAGTTTCTTTTGTTTTCCCACTACGTTTTAATGCTTTAAGTTTTTGTACAATAGTCTTGATAGCCTTACGATTAAGTTCTTCTAATTGAGATATTTCTCGACCCTTTTCAAAAAAACTTTTTAAATCTTGATCTTGTGCAAAATCTTCATCTGTCACTTTTTCTCCTTCTATAGGTAATGGTTTTATAATAGTATTTTTTTTATTAGATAATTTTCTTAAAGTACTATAATCTCTTAAATAAGAATCTACAATATCAGTAACATTTTGAAAATCTTCTTGAGTTGGATGTTGAATACCTAAAAAATCTAAAACAGCATACCAAAATCTTTGCCATACATTAAATTTGAGAGATTTAACTTCTTCTATAAAAGCAGGATTCGTCATTATTTCAGAAACAAATTCTCGAACATTAGTAAAACCATAAAACTCATTAACATTTTTTGAAGAAGCGAGAGATGCTGAATATAAAGATTTTATTTTTTTTACGAATGCTTTATCTGCTTCTGTCTTTGGACTAAAAATAGCAGATACTGTATATAAATGAACAACTTCATGCACAAATGCTCTTATAATAAAATCAAAAGTTTGTTCTACAGCAAGGGCTTCGTTTATTTGAATAACACCAAAATTTAAAGCAGTTGGAGGTGGCACTTGCATAACATCATGTTCCCCAAAACTTTCTTTTTTTAATTCCTCTTTACTAGAAACAATTTGAAATCTAAGTTCCTTTTGGTCTTCATTAGTTTTCCTAGACATTAATGAAGCAAGTTCCCTTAAAACAGGATCACTCGTTTGTCTAGATATTTCTGACATTACACGAGCAACTACATTACCACCATCTTTGACATCTTGATTCTCATCTTTTATATCATCAAGTAAAGAACGTACAGCAAATTCATTAGCACGTTTTGTATTTTTACTTGCTTTTTTAGCTAGAGGCACATGTTCATTTGCTTCTAACGTTTTATCTATCATCTGATTTTCCTGCTTACTTAAAACCTCTTTGTTGATAAAAGGATAGTAAACAGTACGACCAGCTTTTCTTGTAGCATTAGCATCTATACGTATTTGTAAAAGACCTGGGTTTACCCTATTGATTTTATTTGAATTAACAACAGCATCCCCATAGTTATTACTACCATATTCATCTTTCTTAACCCATACTTTATCTTCACTTTTTATTTTTGTAAAACCTGGGATTTTCTTTAAAGCTTTTTCAATATCATCAAAAGAAGTATAAGTCTTAGTTAATAACTTTTGATATTCTTTTTCCTTTTTAGATATACCTTCTGTTTGTTTATAATCTCTAAACTGATAGTTAAGTATATCCTCATACTTTGGTTCACCATTCTCATCGAGTTTGTTTTTAACATTCTCGGGACTAGTTAACCAATCACCAAACCATTCTAAAAATTCATCAGAATGCATTTCTTCATACATCCTTTTGGTTTTAGCCCTATCTTCTGTTAATCCTAATAGTTGTTTAAACAAACTAGATTCAACATACTCACCTTCGGTGTTTCTTATTCTAGGAATTATGTGACAAATATTAGCCATAACTTAACAAATTTCGAGGTTATCCTCAGTTCTATTTTGTATTCTTTCATCGATATCTAAAGTCAATTGAACAGGTGTTGTTTTAACTTTCCCATCTAATATATCATCTAATTGTTGTCTCCAACCTTTATTAGAAAGATTTATAACTGGAATTCCTTTCAATGAAGATAATGCTATCGCTTGACCAGTACCACCAGTATTGCGAGCATCGTTTTTACCATAATATTTTCTTTGGTCTGCTCTAGTTTCTCCTTCTTGTGTCCAAACAATAGTAAAATCAACAGGAGTATTTAAATCAGCACCAAATACTTGATTTGTATTTCTAGCCATTAAATTTAAAGGATATTCAGTAAGTCTTTCGGGATTTGGATGTATTTCTTTAGCTATTGTTCTAGTTTGATTAGTTGCATCTTTAGTAGTAAAAACATTTTTATTTGTAGCACCTTTTCTAAATGCAGCATCAGCTCCAATTGCGTCTCCAGTATTCAAAATATAACCTTTACCTTCTAACTCATTTGCAAGTTCGGTCATTATATTTAAAACATCCGAAGGAGTATTTCTAGATCCAACACCAGCATATGTTTTAGTCGGAGTTAGCGATTTACTAGGTAATTTATCAAATTCAGGAGTTTTACTTATAGTTACTTCAGGTTTAGCAATCAACTCACTAAAAGTATCTATCTTCTCTGTAGATTTAGCAAGAACATCTGCTTTCTCATTACCTTCTATACCAATATGAGCAGGTACATATTGAAATGTAACAGATCCTCCGTTAGATTTTATATTTTCAATCCGTTCTATACCAACAGCAACCATATCTTTAATCCAATCTCTGTTTTGCTTCCATTCCCCAGTTAACCATTTTTCTACACCATTATAGTCTTGAAGTATTTTAATGTGTTCGGAAGTATTATTAAATATTCTTAGAACTTCTAAAGTACCAAGTAATTCCATTGTTGGATTTGATACAGCTTTGTCAATATCTGGTATATCATATCTATCTGCAAACGATTGTTTTTCAGACACACCACTAATCTTATACTCTGTACCATTGTACATCATTGATGCACCATAACCTATCTGACCAGTACCTTTAATATCACTACCATCGACATAAATCTCTAATGGTTTTTTACTATTAGATAAATTTTCTGCTTTTTCCACTCTTATTTCATTCTCTACTTTAGATTCAATAACCACTTTACCTTCAGCTGTTTCTTTTATAGCTTCTGTAGCCATCATATCGTCATAATTATCAAATATCTCAACAGCTGTCAAATCAGATTGATCTATTATTCTTGTAGAAGGCCAATGTTTTTGAGCACTCTGTTCTGGATTAGTTAACCAATGATCCAATTTATTGTTATCGAATATACTCTTTTTTAAACCATATTCCCTAACAAGTATACCCCTATTGTAATAGGACATCCTTTCACTTGCTACATATATAGGATAGTTGTCCTTAGTATCATACCCAACATACCGCATTAATTGATTACCACCATACATATCAGAAGATAATGATATATAAGGTTTATATATGTGTTGCTTATGTTTGTTAATACCTATATATAATGTACGATCATGAACTTTAGATAATAATATTGTTGATTTATCTTTAGCCATTCGATTTTCAATCTCAGCATCGTCCCTTGGTCTCTTAACAAAAGTTTCATTAAACCAATTATTTTTTATTATTTCATCTTCAACTCCACGAAATAAATCATTGTTATTTGATTGAAGATTATTCATAACATCTTTGATAAACTCATTATATGATATGATCTTCTCACCATCACGTATTTCTTTGAATGCTTGAGGTGGTATGAAATGATAGAATGAGAATATACCACGTTTAAAACCAGAAGTATAATAAGCAAATACAAGTAAGTTTTTTGCAAAAGCTTGTACATCGGGACTTTTATGTTCAAATAAATCAGCCCATGCTAGTGTTAAATTATCTTTAGCAAACTTATCATTATCCCTATTTGAAGGAACTGTAATGAATGATTCAAATAAACTATCTTCAAAGTAAGTATAATTTAGATATTTAATCAATTCATTTTTAATTAACTCTGGATGTTGTTTTGCTAATCCTTGGGCTTGTTTAATTCTCCAAATTTGTTTAATGATAGAATTGTCACCAAATAATAAGTTCTCCAATCGTGTGGATGTCATTTTAACACCACGTTCATCAGTAAAGAATCTTGAAGATATATATGAATATACTTCATTAGAAATACTATTAATAATACCAGAATTTCTAGTATAAGTCAAACCTAACCTATCCCTAACTGCTTGATGCATATCACCAAATCCTTTGGTTGCTTCCATCATTTGCTGTGACATAGCTTGTAATGGCAACTCAACAGCATTCCTAAACATTTCACCTAAATAACTAGCCCCTTCTATATCAACTATTTTATGATTTATATTGTCATATGGTAATATTTTGTTGAAATTAATGAACTTGTTGTCGGCATATACCTTCTCAACCATATTAACAAACCCTCTAAGTTCAGAAAAGTTCTTCCCATAACGTTTTGTATCAACTTGTGATGCAGATGTAGCTTCAAATAGGTAATGTCCAAGGTTTTCTAAGTTATTAAACCTCTCGAGTATCATACTTTGAAAGACATAATACTCTAAATCTTCACTTAAACTACCAAACTTCTCAATTTGTTCTAACAAAGTAGTCTCATCCCACAGATTTGGTTCAATTTTAGTTCTTATATCATTGATAACGGAGGCATCTGTCTCTATTTCTGCTATCTTTTCCTTGTATGTAGCTTGTAATTCAGCATGAATGTCCGCTTCACCCCGTCCCAATCGTCCACGGTTACGTAAAAACTTTTCAGCATACTCTTTTAGTATAGGTTGTGATAAGAAATCAAATGATATCTCACCAGCACCTGCCCTAAGTAGTAATGTTATAACGCTATACGTTGAAGCATTAACATTCAAATCAATAATATAAGTATCTTTCTCCAAGTCAACGTGAGCATCAACTCCAGCACTTAACCAATCAGTAATAACTACTTCATCTTTACCACGCTTTTGAGATAAATCTATATTACCGTCAGAATCTCTATGAATTGGAGCTGATGTAGAACCTTTTAACTTAAGTTCAGCAATCTGTGATAACACATGGTGGGTATTTGCAAGTGCAAATGGACCAATACCATTCTTACCCATAGCATTCTGCATCTTAATATCAGTCTGAAAGGTAGGCGACGCAGATTCTAATGAACCTAAACGTTTATCTTTACCTTCAAGTTTATTTATTGTCTTGGCTTTAGCTTTCAATATACCAGTAGCAATCCCTAATGGATTTGTACTTGGTATAAAATGTTCTTCGCTATCAAGTATAGCAAAATAAGCATCTATCAATTTATTTTCTACTGCTTTTCTTTCGTTCTGTTCATAGATAGATAATTTCAAAAACTCTTCTTTAGTAGGTATGATTCCTTTATCAATCATAACCTTACTTGCAGTCTCTATGAATTGATTTTTTTCTTCGCGATTAATTTCAATTAAATCGTTAATGAAGTCATACTTCTCATAATGAGCACTTATCTCTATGTTAATAGCCCTAGCCTCAACGAAACGTTCCGCAGCTACCGCAACCTTATGTCTCACTATTAAATCTTTGATACGGGAGCCCTCTTCACCTATGTAATCAGACCTTTCAACAATATTAGCATGATAGTCATATTTGAGCTGTGAGAGCTCTTTAGTCTCTTCCTCACTCAATGTATCAAGGTTATCATAAAAGGCGCTTAGAACGGCTCTCTGGTACCTTAAATCGGCTGTTTCGTCCCCTTCTAAGAATGGTACTTTAGATACCTTATTTCCTTTGCTTTCATAGTTATGTCTGATAACAAAAAGTTTATCAATATCGAAGTCAGAACCAGTCAATGTAGTAAACTCATTCGGTAGTATGATAGTATCCCCAGAATTTTCTGGGAGTAATTCTACTACTTTTAAAGTAACAATAGAGTTTTGCCCCTGAGTAGGTATACGATACCCTATAATCCTAAGATCATTCTCTACAAACTCTTTCTTCTGTTCCCATGTAAGCCTCTTATAATTAGGTATAATATGTTTAAACAAGTTAACAGATACCCTACATTCCATGGATTTAACTTCACCATCTTCATATGTCTTAAACTTTAAGTCTTTATCCTCGCCTAATGTTTTTAAACCGAAGTTAGACATCTGTATTAATTGATTCCCAGGTAGGTTTATATCAACTGTTTCCTTACCAATAAACGATAATATACGACTATAAATCCAACGTCTGTCAGGTAATGCATCAAGTTCTAAGTACTTAACTAACCCAACAACTCCTTGTTCCATAACAAGACTCTCTATAACAGAGTCTGGCATACCAGCATTACGAGCATCATTTTTTAATATATCAAGTAATTTTTCCTCATCAATTTGAGATAAGTTATCTTCTGTCATACCAAGTTTAGCTAATACTCTTTTACGACCTTTTTTTGATAAGTCCTTTATACTTTCGTATATAACATTAGCAACATCACGCCCAGTAACTGGATCATCATCTAATATATAAACATTTTGATTTAAGTTTAAGTTACCCATAGCTATCTTCAGAAACTGAGTACCAGTTTTAGTCCGTTCTATGTCATGAGGTTCAGTAGTTAACTGCCTACGTAAGAATTGAAATGATTGAGTAAATACTGGAAGCTCTGAAAGATTCGCAACACTACCGTCTTTATTATAAAAGGAATGTTTCTCTCTACCGCCTATCTTAACAGCAGTATCAAACTTAACCATATCTAATGGATTGTCTTTATCTTCCATCCTATTCAATAACAGTTCAAGTTCTTTATCTTTAACCATACGTCTAAAGACAGTAGCTAATGACATCTTATCAAAGGTTGGTATTGCTTTACCACTATCAAATGTAAAACCAAAATAAACAAGTTTCAATGGTTTCATTACAACATTAAGAGCCCGTACTTCTTCAGAGGCAGTTGGTTCTTTATCTGATTGTAATATATCAAATGCTTCTTGCATATCAGAAGTCCATTCCCCCATACGATCAGCAATTTGCCTATACATATTGGGTGATATATATACTTGAGCATCGGTTGGGTCAACACTTGTGTAACCTTTCAAGTTATTTTTAGCATCATCTCTAGCTTTCTTAGACATATTTTTACCTTCGTTCTCAGGCCAAGACTCGTAAAGTTCTTTTAAAAGTTCTGTGTGTTTAACTAATAGATTTTTATAAAATGGACTATAAAGCGATTGTGTTGCAAATGTAGTCACACTATAAGTATCTGTATCATAATCTGGATGTTCAAGACGTTGCATATCTCCAGTGGATGTTAATACTGATAAGCGTTTAACTTTATCACTTATAACATTACCAACTTTATCTGATTCAAGATATGCTGGATCACCAAATGATATTTTTTCTGTTTCTATAACAGACATCATAGTATTGATTGTATATTCACCTATGATACTCCTAATAGCAATATCTTCTGAACCATAAAAATTTGTTAAATCTGTAACAACATCTTTACTTATAAATCTATTTTTAAATGCACCTTTAGACATCGTTATAACTCCACTACTCAATGCGTTATTTATCTCAGTCTCAATACGTTCAGCTAATATTTCCCTTATTTCTGGTTTAGAGTCCCTATCAAATTCAAATCCTTTCTTATTAAAAGAAATAAAATGCTGATAATTTAAACCATTGGCCTTGGTATAGTCATTGCCATATTTATAATGATATTCATTTACTAATTGATCAGTACTACCATTTTCTACAGCTTCGTCAATTTCCTTTTCTGTCTGTTCAATCCTATTGCGTTCATCTATAGCATAACCAACAAACATATCAATAACATCCTCAGGTATAGTCAAAGTATTGTCTTCCTCAACATCATACCTAAATTCAACAGTAGGCATACCATCATATATATAGTATGTACTACGACCACCTAGTGTTGGGAAAGGTATTTTACCTTTAGCAACCATGTTAAGTTTCATTACGTAGTCCTCAAACCTGGTTATCTCTTGATATTTCCTACCAGTATCACCAGAACGTCTTTGTATTAGACCTGAAGAGGTACGTATTTGAAATGCTTTTCTTACTTCAGGATTCTCTCGTATCTGCTTAAGAAATACTGAATTAGCATTATATGTAACATTTGATAATTCTTGTAAATACACATCATCCTTCTTTATTGCATTAACAGATTCTGTTGCAAAACTAACAGGAGCATAGGTATAAAATAAGGCACTACCTGCGCCAATTACAGAGTTTGCAATCTGTTCAGGATGTATAGTTACATAATAGTCCGCAAGTTTCTTGATGATTTTCTCGTCTGAGAACATCGTTTCGATAGGTTTTTCACTATGTCCATAAAAAGGACTACTATCTACATCAAACAATGGTGATAAATCTATAACAATTAGATCAGTTAATGCGTCATCGGGATTCTTTTCACTATCTTTGACTAATTCTTTAACTGTATCAGAATCTATATTGATTGCAAAGTTATTAAGAACTTCAACAACTGAATCAACATAGGCTTTATAATTAGTTAAAGTACCATCTTTAATATCCTTTATTACTTCCCCTTTAAGTTTCTCATATTTTGCAAATACTTCATTGACTGCTTCTCCTACAAGTACAAGTTTACCATCTGATCCACGATAAACAGATTCACTTAAAGTAAATGTGTCATTCCATTTACGAGCAATCAAGCGTTGAGCTTTATTAATGTCAGCATCTGTAAATTCAAAAATAAGACCATCTTTGGTTCTAGAAAATAAAGTGTTCATGAACTCGTGTCTGTGTTTTTTTACAGCAGAGTAAAATTGAGAACGTATGTCTTCTGTACCAAGTTCTAATTTCTTAATAAGTTGTTGATAAGGATAATCACCTTTCTCCCTATTCTTAAGTCGTTCTATCATTTCTTCTATAGAAGCAGAGTCATGTAAACCATACATAATCCTATCCCAAGTAGTAGAAAAATCAACAAAATTGTACATATTTGTAAACTCATCTTTCTGATCTGACTCATGTAAACTAGAGACGAGAAACTTAATACTCGCTAATACATTGTCTTTTGAATCACGTTCAAATGACTCTAATGTATATTGAGTAAAGTTACCATCAAGATCAAATTCCTCAATTTCAAATTGTTCAGTGTTACGCGAATGCTTCTTACGAATATTATATTCTAATAGTTTGTCTTCGATAAGTTCCTTTACAACAGGAAAGTTATCTAAAAGTTCTGAATACAAATCACCATAACGCATGTAACGAGCTGTCTCATTATCACGTTTAGCTTGATCCCAATTAGCAACTGTTTGTGCTTTAGGAGCAGTAGCATAATATGAATCCCTACGTTCACCTAATACTGTCTTTAAAAAGTCAAATCCTTGACCGATAGACTTAACACTATTGAAATCTACAGTTTTAGTTTTTACACTATGAGTTAAAGATAAGTTTAATAAAGTATTTGTAAGACCTTTAATAACAGATCTTAGTTGATCACTTGTCTGTATCATCTGAAATGCTTGACCTTTAACTACCCTATTATAAGGATACTTAGATGCTTTAACACGATCGATATTTTCCTCACTTGCTTTAGAATACCGAAATCTACCACGTTGAATAGATTTAAACAAGGTGTTAGTATCAAATGATGTTAAACGTCTCGGACCTATGAAGAAATTATAGATCAAATCCCATAACATCTGAAAAAACTTCTTAATAGCATGTGGTTCTTTCTTGTTACCTTCTAACAAAACATAGTCCCTAAACTTCTCAGCTAATATTTCTTCAACTTGCCTATCAGTCTTATCAACTAAACCATGTTGTTTTCTTGCAGAATTATACAGTTCACTACGTTCGTCTTCATTCAAATAAAGTAAACTAACCCTATGGAATGATTCATGATATAAACTACCTTTCTCAGCAGCACGATACAATAGAATAGAATCCCATCTGAGCTGACCAAACGAAGTTCTAGTTGAACCTTTGGCAGCTTGTATAAGTCGTTCTGTTATTTCGACTGGTACATTACCAAATCGTTTATTAAACCATTTAAGTTCTTCTTCTAATTTCATACGAGGATATGACCTGTTCATACCATATTTATTAATACGGTTGATAGGAGCATCTTCTTCACCAATTTGACCTGCTTCTTTGAGGAAATCTTCCTCTGACATAGCAATATTTTTGGTTGGTGCTTCCTCTATTTTAGGTTCAGTAACAGTAGGAGCTTCTATGACAGGAATAGTCTCCTCAACTGGTTCATTCTCATTTAAAGAAGTTGAACTATAATCTATAAGTATTTGACCTATATCACCTGCCGTTTGAGTAGCAAAGTTAAATAGTTTCTTTGATATGGTTAAGTTCCTAATAAACTGACCATCTATTTCTGATTTTAAAGTAACGCCTTGTTCTAAAGATCTAAATCGTTTCTTACCATCTTCTTGTACAATCTCAACCAATGGCAAGATTGCACCTTTACGTTTAACATATACTTGAGCACCAACTGGTAAATTGCCAAATTCTTTAGCATTAGTTATCTTATCGACCTTAACTGGAACTGGTTCTTTAGATGGTATAGTCTTAGCTTTTTGTTTCTTGGTCTGAGGTTTCCTCACAACATCTTCAACAGAAGGAACGTCTACAAGAATAACAGGAGTATGAAATATAGAACGTTCATTAATTTCTGTTAAATCAGTAGTCAATGCTTTATTTTGCAATAACCATGTTGAATACAATGGATATTTACCTTTCTTATCTTTCTTAACTTCCCAACCACCTAACTTAAATGCTTTCTTAAACGGTTTGTTTAATTCTGCATTAAGTAATTTAATCTTCTTATTAACAGCATAATTCTTATTTTCAACAGCCCAAGTAATAAAACGTTCCCTATTAGCTGCTTTATTCTCTAAGTCGTGTAAGTCTAATGTCTGTTCACCAAACTGTAATATATGTTCGTCTATAACATATAATTGTTTAGCCCTTAAATGTTCTTTACCTATGTTTTTCTTAATCTCAATAGAAGTCTTCCGACCATTGATAGCCAGTATGTTGATTGCTTGACCAGCAGTTAATCCTGTAACAGCAGTATAATCTTTACCAAACGACGCCTTGTTACCACCACTACCATAAGTATGTTTCAACACAAAAGCATCAAAGAGTATACCTGCATGTTCTGTACTCAACTTCGATGGATTAAGTCTTACTTTTGCTTTCTGCCCATTAACAGTTCTTATTGTTTGTGCTAAAATTAAACCAGGTTTCCAATTACCAAGATAACGAGTGTTATCATTAATCCAAGCAGATCTTGTTGCATCAACTATACCAACACCAGGCATATTTGGATTTAAACCTAATGTAGTTAATACATTATTCTTTGCACCTTCTTCTATATTAGGATGTCCCCAACCTTTACCTTGAGTCTTAAATTCAACTTGTTGACCAGTAAGAATAGCTTCAAGTATGTGTAGTCTTGTTTCTCGAGTATGTTTCTGTTCTTTAACTATATACCCAACTTCATCTTTTGTACCACTCGGTACACGAATATGTGGAAAACCAGATTCATGATAATATATACCACCTTGAAATGTTTGATCACCATCTTTTATTATAGCACTAATTGGTATTTTATCTACAAGATTATTAAACCTATTTGGTTTTACAAGTTCAAATAATTCTGCTACTTCTTCCTTAGTTAGATCTGTACGTTTTAATATCTGATTTAACCACGTTTTTAATTTCTTTATAGTTTCTTCATCTAATTGATCCTGAAACTCTTTCTTATTCAAACGCACTTCTTTAAGTAAAGAAGAAGTTATTTCATTGAAATCTATAGCAAATGTAACTGTAGCGTTATCCATTGGATTCTGAGGATCAGATGAATAAACATCTAGCCCCTCATTACGTACTATAAACTCTTGTTTTCCTTCTATTTTTTCTGTATGAACAGTACTAAGTGAATTGTAACTATGAGTAACACCTAAATCGGCAGATTGTATTGATGCTTTTTCTGTTTCTGTTAAATTATCCTCGTCTATTGTTTCTCCACCAACATCGGGTTCTGTGGGAACTGTAGTTTTTAAACGTTCGAGTTCCTCTGGTATCAATTCTATTTCTTCACCAATGAGATCTCCATTGTCATCTACTTCTTGAACTGTAACAACACCCTTCTCAAAATCAACATTTATAACTTCAACTACCTTATCTTTCTCTGTAGTTGGATCTTTAGTTTTATACTTTTCACCTACATTAATCTCTTGTTCCTCTAAACGTTCTTCTTCACGAGTCTCACGTTCTTTACGTTCTTCTTCTGCTTTAGCTACATCCTTTTTTGTTTTTTCAATAAGGGCTTCACTTTCAGTTTGTATCTTTTTAAAATCTTCGCGTTGTTGTTTCTCATTAAAAAGATACTTTAGACGTTCTTTTGAATCCTCTATAACAGCGTTAACTTGATTAATCTGTTTAATAAGTTTTTCAATCTGTTTAGCAGTCTGTGGTAAATTAGCTTCGCCACTTGTTTCTAATTCCGCAAGATCTGATTGTAATTGTTTTGATTTATCTTCAAAGAATAATTGACGTACAGATTCAGAATATTGTCCTAATTTTAATAACTCTCTATATCTTAAAGCTTCTGATTTACTACCGATATGAATACCATTAGTAACAGTATTAATATTATTCCAAACTCTTTGTAATCTTTCTAAGTTTTTTTTATACTTTTCTTTTAATTCTCCAACCTCTTCTATTGTTTGAACTGATTCACCGAGTTTGTTTAAAATCTCTAGTTCTTGTTCAGCAAAAACATCTACTTCTTCTTTTGCAGCAGATAAACCATCTTCTTCAATTAAATATTGTTGTGCCCATTCTGAAAATCTTTGTTCACGAAGATATTCAAACATTACTTCATTATTAGCTTCAGATGCTTCGATTAATCCTAATACATTTGGAACTGATCTTAAAGCACTTATAAATTCACCAGCTATTTTTTCATAATCTAGAATAGGTAAACCTTGGTCGTCTAATTCTAATTCAGAACTAAACTCCCGAATTATATTTCCTTCTTTATCTTTTGCTCCTTCTACTGTTTTACGCTTAAATAAATGTTTAGTCCCATCGGTATACCTAGTCATAGGCATATCCAATAATTGAGAGACTCTCGCTATATCTGCTTTTTGGGCTTTAGCTGCTCTAATACCACCAACGCCACCTGGAATAGCACCAATTATGGCACCTAACATTATTGCTTTTTGACCTTCGTCTGTACTAAAATTCTTTACCCAATTTACAGCTAATTTAAATAATCTATCCCTATCTTCAACATCACCAATTGCTATGTCTCTTTGTAAATTTTGTATAGCAAGTTGTATATTTTCTTCGTATGGTCCTTCTGTTAATATTGATTTACCTGCTTGTTTACCAAATGCAGCAAAAGCATCTTTCTTTCTAAATTTAGTAAAATCATCTAAAGTTCCTGCTATTTTAGCTGTTCGAGCTTTAGCTAAACTCGATCTAAGTCCTCTAAATGTTTTAAAGAACATAGAATTAGTAATATAATTTGAAGGCATTAAAGCAAATGCATTAGATACAAATGTATTTAAAGCTGCTTTAGATGCTTTAGCATTTGCTTCTTCTGGCGTTAATTTTCCAGCTCTAACTTGATCCCATATTTGTTCTAAAACTATATCTTTAGCATCTTTTGCTTCAAATCCAGATTCAGCGATAGAATTATATAATGACATTGAAACTAAATCTATTTCTTCAACGGCATTTCCTAACATTTTACCACCAGATTTTGCCAATGCCGAACCTTCTCCTTTAATAGCTCCTCTTGTTGCTTTAGAAAAAGCTCTACCTAATTTACCATATACGCCAGATGCTTTAACAATAGATGATATTCCTTTAGCTCCAATCAAAGCAGATGTCATAAATGCCATACCATCTATAACATCATCCATCCAAAATCCCCAAGTAGTCATTTGTTGCAAAATATTCCCCTCTAAATATTTCCTAGTATGTTTAATTGGCATTTTTTCTTTAAGTCCTTCTTCCAAATTAGCAAACATAGAAGACCAAGCGTTCTCAAATATAATATCCCCATCACCAGCCATGATTGCAGGTAATAAGGATGTAGTATATCCAAGCCCTTCTAAAAGTTTTGTACCAGTGGTTGTTATAAAACGACCAAGGCCATTTGCTAAACGATCACCAGCTGATTGGCGTTGTGCTTGAAATTCAACAGGATCAACACCAAAAGGCATACCTTCTGTAAATCTATCAAATTGAACTCCTACATTTTGAGTACCACCATATTCTGGCAATATCGGATCGAGAGCTTGTATGGGACGTAAAGGTATTTCTCTTTTAGAGAGTGGTTCAGTTAAGTTGTCCCTATTTACCGGTAGCATCTGAACCGGAAGATTAGTATCTCCCATAATCAATATTTTGTTTAAGTATTTCTACTACTTTTTCTGATCTTCTAAAAACTTCTTATAAGCTTTTGAAGAAATGCCTTCGAATTCTCCTTCTTCAAAGAAGAGATTAAAAACATTCTTTATTTGATAAGGTGAAAAAGATTCTGTTTTAACAGATTCTCTAGCAGCTCCTCGTTTGGAAGACTTATCTCTGCCTTTTACCACATATTCCATGTGAACTTTAATAGGATTTCCTAATTGATCCCATTCATCAGTAACTGTTCTGAAACTAGATTCTTGTATATCAACCCAATCTCCTATACCACTCCAATGTCTAGCATGGTCATGAAGTAAGAAAGGAACCATTTCAGAAGTTGAATCTCTTCCTTCTAAGACATGTCCTTTCGGAACATTTATTTTTTCAATCTGAACATAATGTTCTTTACCGTTTATCTCAACAACATGCAATCCAGCATCAAAATTATTAGAATAATCAAGTGGACCAATATATTGAATTGTATCGTCTTTTTTAACAAATTCGTTAAATTCTTGTACAACACCAGGCTCAGTTGGATCAATTGTTTTTAAACTAGCAGCTAAACCAGAAAGTTCATTACCTTTTATTATACCAGTAGAGGTTGTTAATCCCAATACTTGTTTCTGCATATTAGCTGCAACCTTTGCATCAACTTGTAATATTGGAGAACTTACTCCTCGATCTTGATATACTTTATACCTATCCTCAATAATTGTTTGTAATTCACGTTTCTCTGAATCAGGTAATTTCATATAATTGTCAGAACTAAATCCTACAGCTGTTTTTAATTCTCTATTAGCAACAGTCAAATAATCTTCACTTGGATTCTCTATTTGACCATTTTTAATATAAGCACTTTCAACTAACTGTTTTTTCCAATCTGCAACATTAGCTACACTTCTTTTCATACCAGAATTTACTAACGGATTATCAACATTTTCATCTATCCAACTTTCAAGATCCATTATATTTTCATCTATCTTTGTTAATGCTTCTTCGGAAGTATAACCCATTGCAATAAATTGATCTGCCCCATCTGTTAATAAACCTCCACTAACATCAAGTCTTTGATTTTCCTTAACTTCAGGATTCTTATCTAAATAATCATCTAATCTTTTTTGTTCATCTGAAGATAAATTTCTTCTTTTTAGTTGTTTAATAGTAGGATTCACTTTTAAGAACTTATCCAATGTAGATAAATTATCAGAAATTTTAGAACCTGGAGTTACTTCAAATTCAAGATCTCTAGACATTGCCTTACCAATAGTACTCATATTCTCTATTGTAATATCACCACCATCTAATCTACCCATACCGTGAGAAGTAAGAGTTTTACTTTTAGTTAAAACTTCACCAGCATGTTTATATACATAAGGCGTAGCTGTTGATTCGTAAAGTCTATTATACTCACTTTGAACATCTTTTTCTTCCGTATACCCATGTGCAACATTGTATGCCGCTCGTTGTTGCATATCGACTCCTTCTGGAGAACTTGTAAACCAAGAAGGAACTCCTTGAAATTCTAAAGTTTGTTGATAAGACTTTGTTTTTTTACTATATTCAGAACCAACCGAGAATCCATATCCATACGCCATTTCATTAATATTAACACCAGTTTTACTATCTTCTATAAGCCACTCACCAGTACTATCATTAAATTTAGTATTATATCCTTGATTTTGAAAACCACTACCGAAAGCATTAAGCGTAGAAGCTGTATCTACATCATCTCTTAATTCACCGAAATTGATTGGTATTTTACCATACCCTTCTGCACCACCCAAATCTTGATATTCTTTTATAAATTGTTCTTCCTGAAAAGCAGCCCACGGTCTACCTTCACTAGCGGCTTGTGATATATTCTCACTCACTTGTTCTAATATAGGTTTGTTATAAGGTATAGCTCTGAGATGAGGATCTCTTTCTAAAGTTTGTTGTATTTTACGTAAACCAACTTTTGCTTCAAGTGTAGATAAATCAGGATTCTCTTTTAAAAAATTATCTAAATCATCTTGAATACTATTTATTTTATTCAAATAACCAGGTTCATCTATAGCATGTGCTTCAAGATCTTTTAAACCTTCAGACAAAACTTGTTTATCTGCAACTGTTTTTTCGTACTGCCGTTGCTTATTTTGCAATGCTCCAGCCATTTGTTCAAATGGAATCGGAACATACGTGTTGATAAATTTAGCGTCACTCGCTACGTCGTATTGATTAGCCATAATTTAAATTTTATCCCCTACCATATCCTCTTGCGAAGTTCCTATTTTGTTGTTGATTCATTCCTTGACCACCAAAAACTGGACCGTATTGACCAGCATAATACTGACCACCACCATAACTGTTTATATAAGGCATCATTTGTTCGTCACGTCCTCTTTGATTAGCCATCAGCTGTTGTGTTTGTGCTCCTAACCCAAGATTACTTAATCCCTGACCTAATATGTTCCTACGACCAGCAGCCGATCTTTCATTCCAATCAGCAATAGAGAAATCAGTTGCAGCTCGTTGAGCACCTAATTGACCTAATCCTTGAGCAGCACCAAATCTACCTTGTGCTTCTTCGCCCATATAACCTAAATCAAGATTTTGTTTCTTAGTGAATATACCACCACGTTGTTGCTGTTGTCTTGTTGAACCAGCTGCTAAGTAATTTCTTAAAGCACCAGCTCCTATATTACCAGTGTTTCTTAATGCTTGATTATATATACCACCTTGTCTTTCAACATCTTGTAATTCAGCAGTTGGATCATATCTCCGATCTGCTAATAAACCAAGACCTTTATTATATTCAGACAAAGCCCTACCATATTG